TAATGGTTATTTAACTCAAAACCAAACAACATCAATGTTAAACACACCATATTTTATAAATGCAATACAAGATGGTGTATTTAATTTTAGGTTTAATGCGAAAGAAACCAGTCCATATAAAGCGGCTGCGTTTTTATTTATAAACAGTTTACCAGTTGCAACATTAAAGGAAAAGTTTAAAACAAAAGATTCTGTAAACGATCTTGATTATATTGTATCAACATTGAAAAAATTCGGTGGTGTACACAAGTTACCATATGTTTGGATATTAAAGTATGGATCGATTTGGCACAGATATAAAGTTTGGAATAGAGAAGGTAAAGATATCTTGAGTAACGTTTGGAAAGACTTTAACTATTTAGGCAATTTTGATCCAGTAAATTCCGCATCAACAAAAACATATTCACTTAATATTGATAACACAAATAGAGATATAACATTAACAAATAATTTAGGTACTGGAACATATACGACATACATTAATACTGGGTTTTACCCCAAGTTAATTGACGATATGAATGTGTTTTTACAAGGTTTAAAATTGTTTAGTGGTGCAACACAAATAAACGGAACGTGTTCAGTGTTTGATAATACAATGGTTGTATCAACATTAAGTGATAATAATTTAACAGTTGGTCAAATAATTTCAGGACCAAACGTTGACATTGGTACGACAATAACAGGACAATTAAGTGGTACAACTGGTGGTGTTGGTATTTATACCGTATCACCACCACAAAACATAACAACAACAATTAATGGTACTTGTAGTATTTTAGACACAACAATGGAAATTACCACTATAACTGGTGGTACATTAAATATTGGTGATATTATTGCCGGACCAAACATAATACCTGGAACAAAAATTACTGGTCAAATAGTAGAAACATCAAACCCAAATTTGGTATATACGATTAACAACGAACAAAATTTAAGTGGTGAGGTATTCTTTGTCTCAAACCCAACTGATTTTTTTGTAACTAATGTATCATCAATTGGATATAGTCAATCAGATATTCAAACACTAATTAACGACAAACAAATTGTATTAACAACAAACACTAACGCAAAGATATTAAAACCACTAGGTTTTGATCCAAATAATCCATCAAGATTATTAAATTTAACACCTTGGTCTGTATTATCAAAAGTAAAAAATAAAGAAGAATATTATGTTATACCTTCATTCGGTACAACAAAAAACCAGATAGACAATGAGTGTTTCAAAAACAATAAACTAAAGATAGAACTTAGCGGTAATACCGCAATGTTTAATGGATCAACGAGGTTATTTTGGGGTGCACCAAACTACGGGTATTTTGATAATAACAAATTAACAATACCAACACCAGAGTCATATTTAAAACAAATTTTTAACGATAAAACAATACAAGAAAACTTCTCTATTAATGGGGACGTAACAAAATACTCAAAAATCTCAGAAATATTCACAACATTTGAAACTGAAGTTTTGGATTATTTGGAAGAGGAATTTTTAAATTTTAGTAGGTCTATTTACGATTATAAAACATTAATTCCTGGTCAAGAAGACGTGGAAACTGAAACCGACATCGCAATTAAAAATTTCCAATATCTAATGCGTTTAATTTTAAAAATTGAAAAACCAACATCACTTGGAACTGAAGGTCTGATAGATGAGGTTATTACAAAACAAAACGCAACGTTTGGTTCATATTTTAATAAATTAATGACATATGATTGTGTTCTAAAATTAGGTAACCCAACAATGTTTGATAAAAGGTTATTCTACACATTTTCAACTAAATTTATTCAAGACCCAATAACATTTAATGGTTATAACCAAGGGATTGGTGATGTCTTACCAACAACAAACGGAACAATATCATTAGCACAATCAAAACAAATTAACCCCCAAACGTGGAAAGACTTAGAGTATTATGTTGGTTTTTCTGAAATACCACAATTAAAATATACCGACAACGGATCTTATATCACAGATTTCTTTGTTGATTTAAATGTTGAGTTTACACAAAAAAACGTAAAAGACTTTGCGCCAATCATAAAACTGTACGCAACACAAAAACTACAAGACCCAACTATTGACGTATCAAAATTTTATAGTGCGATGAATCTATATTTGGACAATTGTGAATTATATTTAAAAAACGTAATTGATGATTTAATGACTGGTATTAGAAACGGATTACCAGATGTTACAATAAACAGAGAAGAATTAAATACAAAAGCACCACTAACTGGTGATCAGGGTAGAGATGAACTTTGGGATTCATTTAAATCGTTGAATGACACTTGGATTTCAGGTAGTGATTTTAAAACAAAAACATTATTTGAGGATGTTTTATTGTTTGACAGGGCGTGTAGAGATGTTGGTCAAAAAGTGTTGGTTGATATTTTTAAAATTAAAGATATGATTGAAGGTGGTCAACCAAAAAGTAGTATGGAAAATATAATTAAAACAATTATTAATGAGAGTAATTTCAGTATGTTTCCATTACCATCATATAGTAATTTTTATAACGCTCAAGATGCGGTTAAAAACGCAACACCAAGTCCAGAAGGATCAACAGAGTTCGCCAACTCAATTTGGGGTACATTTTTAAATGTTGATTATAGAAACACATCACCAAAATATTTGTGTTATTATAGGAATGTACCTAGTAATCATTTAGCGATGAATGATAATGTTGATTGTAAATTTAGAGATGATGCTTTTGATTTACGAAGAGCAAGTGATAATCCATTGTTGGAGAATCAATTAAACAAAACAGACTGGGATAAATCAAATAAGGTTTGTGGATTTAATGTTGATTTTAGTAATCAAAACCAACAAATATTCACACAATTTAATTTACAACAAAGTGTTGGTAAACCAACCGCGGAATCATTACAAATGATTAATCAAATGGCAAACACCACAAGAAATAGAAGTACCGGGGTTCAAAACCCATCACTATATAATATCTATAAAAACAGAAGTTATGAATGTACGATAGATATGTTAGGTAATGCACTAATGCAACCTATGATGTATTTTAATCTAAGAAATGTACCAATGTTTAGTGGGCCATATATGATACAAAAAATCACACACAGTATCAGTGAGGGTGATTTTAAAACCAGTGTTACAGGAACTAGACAACCATTTTACGATTTACCAAAGGTGGATAATTTTATTCAAGCGATTAATGTGAATTTAATTAGTAAATTAAAAGAACAATTACAGAAAAAAGAAGCCGAAGATAGAAAATCAACAACAAATGTTATAACACAAATAAATAACGTTGTCTCAACCGCTTTAGAAAAAGATGTTTTAACAACAAACCAAGACTGTGGAAATAATTTAAAACCTATTTACCAAAATTATACAACGATTGACGCACCAGAGTTAAAAACAATAAGTGCACAAGTTTTAAACCAATTAATAACAACTAAAGTTAGATCTTTTGGATATGAGGCAAACACACAAAGTGATTTTGATATTAGACAATTATTATTTAATTTAATTTATTTAGATTCGGGTAGTGGTAATTCTTTTAAAGGTTATGAAAACAACTTGTCATCAATATCATTGGATGAAACTTATGGTCCGGCGTTTGTTAATTACGTTGACAAAAAATATTTTTGTGTTAACAGAGGTAATATTAAAAATACACCAATGGTTAGATTTACGAGTTTGGATAAATTTATGGAGTTTGCGGTTGCTAGGGCTAACAATCTTTTATCGGCATACACATCTAATAAAACCCCAGAAAACATTGTTAAATTATACATCACCTCTTGGCCGGTCAACAGAGATTCTAGTGTTTATGATAAATTAACAGAAGAAGATAAGAAAAAAATGGTTGATAGAGTTTTTGTTGGTGATAATCTTTTTGTATCACAAAATCCAATAAAATAAATTATTGATATATTTATAATAAAAACAAATAACTATGAATACAAATTTAATATTAGACAATTTTTTAGGTAAAAACGCTAAAACGTCAGAGAAAGATCTTGGTAATGGAACAAAACAAGTTTGTGATTTAACAAACGGTGAATGTTATGTTGTTAAAGAAAAAGATGGGTTAATTGAAAGAGTTGACAACACAATGAAAACAAATAAAAAAATCCAGGTTGAAACTAAAACTGGAATAAAACAACTTTTAAACGATTAATATGTCTATTGATAAAAAAATATTAGAAGAAATTGCAAGGTTTAATAATATAAATAATTATATTTTAGAACAAGAAGATCCGAATATGATACCACCAGCGGATCCTAACGCAATGCCGCCCGCTGACCCGAATATGATACCACCAGCGGATCCTAACGCGATGCCACCAGCCGATCCGAATGCAGCACCACCAGTAGACCCAAACGCAGCACCAGCCCCACCAACACCAATTGATGTTGAAGCAGACAAAGACGTTGAAGTTATTGGTGATGACGAAAATGAAGAATTAGAAATAACTGATCTTGTTGATTCACAAAAAAGTATTGGTGAGAAACAAGACGAATATTTTGACAATTTATTTGCACAAATAAAAGGTCTTGAAGAAAAATTATCGGCAATGGACCAATTAGTTTCAAAGATAGATAACTTAGAAACAAACATTGAGAAAATGAGACCTAAAACATCACAAGAAAAACTTGAACTAAGAAGTTTGGATTCGGGACCATTTAACCAAAAATTATCAGATTTTTTCACAGACAAACAAGAAGATTTTGAAAAAACTGGAAAAGAATATGTATTAACAACAGATGATGTTGAACAATATTCTGGAAACCAAATTAAAGACTCATTCACCGATTACGAAGACAATGAGGAAGACACTGAAATGATGTAACAAATAAGGTCGGAAAAAAAAACGACCTTATTTTTTTTTAAACATATTGACTACAACAATTATTTATATTATATTTTCTATTGTAAACTTTTAAATTATATACACATATGGCGACAAACAATGTTTTAGATGCAGTTTTGGCACAGTACGAAAACGCAAAACAAGGTGGTTCTTCTTCTACCTCAAAAATCTCACAAGAAGACAGAATGAAAAAGTATTTTGCTGCAATACTTAAAGATAACGAAAAGCAAGCACAAAAAAGAATCCGTATCCTACCAACACCTGACGGGTCCTCACCATTTAAAGAAGTGTGGTTTCACGAAATCCAAGTTGATGGTAAATGGCAAAAATTTTACGACCCAGCAAAAAACGACAACGAGAGATCTCCATTAAGTGAGGTTTACGAAGAGTTAATGTCAACTGGTAAAGAAGCCGATAAAGAATTGGCAAAACAATACAAACCTCGTAAGTTTTATATTGTTAAAGTTATTGACCGCGACAACGAACAAGACGGTGTTAAATTCTGGAGATTTAAACACAATTACAAACAAGAAGGAATTTTTGATAAAATTATTCCAATCTATAAGGCCAAAGGTGATGTTGCTGACGCGGAAAAAGGTAGAGACCTTATCCTTGAATTAACAAAAGCAAAAACACCAAAAGGGGCTTTTTATACCGTAATACAAACAGTAATGTATGACGATCCATCACCAGTACACGATGACGCTGATACAATGTCCGAATGGGTTAATGATGAATTAACTTGGGAAGACGTTTACTCTAAAAAACCAACAGAATATTTGGAATCAATCGCCAGAGGTGAAACACCAAGATGGGATTCAGACGCTGGTAAATATGTATATTCAGATACATCAGAAGGTGAAATCACAATGGGTGGTTCTAAAACAACAACAGAACCAACATATGTTGACCCACAAGTCAACGAAGAAGTTGATGAAGAGTTACCATTCTAATTAAATTTTTAAAAAATCATATGGGTATATTGCTTGACAATGTACCCATATTTTATTATATTTAAATAAAAAACATTATGGCAATTAAGAAAAAAGAATTTAAATTTGAGGATATTAAGTCAAAGTTCTCAAGTAAAACAAAATATAAACCAGAGGCGTTTTATAATTGCGGTGAGGCATTTATGGAAGCGTGCGGATTACCAGGTCCTGTAATGGGGGGGATATCGATGCTTCTAGGGCATTCGAATTCAGCAAAAACAACCGCAATGATTTTAGCCGCCGCGGACGCCCAAAGAAGAGGACATCTTCCGGTTTTAATTATTACGGAAAAAAAATGGAGTTGGTCTCATGCCGTTGAATTAGGATTACAGGCAGAAAAAAATGAAGATGGTGAATGGGAGGGTCATTTTATATTTAATGATTCTTTTGACTATATTGAACAAACTACAGATTTTATTAACGATATTTTGGATGCACAAGAAAAGGGTGACATACCATACAATCTTTTATTTTGTTGGGATAGTGTTGGAAGTATCCCATGTAAAATGACATACGAAGGTCGTGGTGGTAAAATGGCTAATGCTTCCGTCTTGGCCGACACGATAGGTATGGGGATTCATTCAAGGATAACTAAATCAAAAAAAGATGATTATCCATACTATAATACATTAATTATAGTGAATCAACCTTGGGTTGATGTTGATATGTCGTCACCTATGAGTCAACCTGAAATACGAAGTAAGGGGGGTGAGGCAATATGGTTGGCATCAAGTTTAGTTTTTTTATTCGGTAAACAAAAAAAGGCCGGAATCAATCATATTGATGCTACAAAAAACGGTAGAAAAATATCATTTGCAATTAGAACCAGAATTTCAA